GTCATTTAGTTTGATTTGTGATGCTAATAGTGCTCCTTGTGCTGCTGTTTGTCCTATGTCCATTTGTTTGGCTTGTGGTGCGCTTCCTCCACTTGGTGCTGCTACTGTTGCTCCTCCAGCTCCTCCTTTTCCATACATTAAGCTTGGATTTAATCCTGCCTGTCTCATTTGTCCCATTTGAGCTTTATAGTTTGTTTCGTTCCATGTTTGCATTCCTAGCTGCTGTCCTTGTTCGTTTAGTTCTCTTTGGTTTCTTTGTTGTCTATTCTGGGCTATTCTGTTTCCTATCATTCCCAGTACTCCACTTGCTACTGTTGCTCCTATTAATTTTTCGTTGCTCATTTGTTTCTGTTTTCGCGCTTTTTTAAAAGCGTGTACTCCTACTTGATATATAAGAGCACACGCGTACCATTTATTTTACCCTTGTGCTGACTCGGCTCCGCCGTCTTTTTCTTCTGCTTCTTCGTTCTTTACGATGTGCATTTTTGCTTGACTTTTTGCCTCTCTGCTTTTATTAATGGCTCCTACTGCATCTGTTGCCACTTCCCACTTATCCGTTCTTATATTCCATCCCGCCATTACTCCATCTTTTCGTTCTGAATATTGTGGTATTGCTCCGTCTTTAATTGGTTCTTTGTTGTGTACCATTCTTTCAACTTTGTTTTCGATTGTTTCTCCTTCAGTTGTTTCTGACCTTTTTACTAGGCTTTGTTTTGCTTTTTTATATCTATACATTTTTTTTTATTTTATAGGTTTGGTATACTTCTTCCGCTCATTTTTCTTCTAGCTTTTATTTCTTTTCTTATTTGTACCCAGAAATTCTGCGCTGTTAGTTCTGTTTGTGCGAATATGTTATTGAATTTTGTTGGATCTATGTATGTGGTATTGTCCGTTAATTCTCCTTGTTCATTTGTTTCGAATCTTCTATCGAGTATCATGAACATATCTTTTGTTTCTTCCGCGAAGTTTCCGTATACTCTGTCTACGTCTGTTTGATAGTTTATCCAGGCTGGTTGTTTTCCTACGTTTGCATATGTTGCTTCTTGGTTGTCATTGTCCCATTCTGTTGTTTCTTGTGCTAGCTGTTCTGCTACCAGATCCTGGTATCCTATTGCGTCTAGTGCTGGCTTATGGAAGTCATCGAATGTTTTTAGGTTTACGTCCCATTGGTTTCCTTGTGAATAGTTTATTCTTGGTGTTAATGATGCTATTCCTATTATTACACTTGGTTCATCTACTTTGATATTTACTTTTCCTCCTTTATTTTTTCCTGTTAACCTTCCTCTTCCTGCTAGTGTTCCTAGTGGTTGTTGGTTTCCTTGTATTTGAGTTTCTGCTTGGCTTATTACCTCTTCGAATGCTAGTTCTTTTATTAGCGATCCGTGGTATACCGGTGAGTGTATTGCTTTGCTTCTTTCTTGATCATATACTGCGTCTAGCCAATCGTCATATGTTCCTCCACTTATTGCCACTCTATTTAGCATTGAGTATATTTTGCTCGCTAGGTTTAGTGCGTCTATTGTGAATTCTCCGTCTACTACTTGTACTGCTGTTATTTCGTTTACTCCATTATCTCCGTCTATCCATTCTGTTTGTATCCAGTTATTGAATAGATCACTTTGGTACGTTTTTACTGCTAGTCCTTCTTGGCTGTATTGTTGGCTGTAGTATGTTGGTTGATTTACGTTTATTATGTTCTCTGTTGTTAGTCCGTATGGTGCATTTGTTCCGTCTGTTATTGTGTATGCTGTTGTGCTTGGATGTTGTAACAGATCAGTTCTCATTTGGTCTATATTTTCTAGTGGGAATGGTACTAGGTTTATTCCTGCGTCTCCTTCTCCCATGTATGCTAGTGGTTGTGTTATTTCTAGTGTTACACTTGCTCCCAGTTCTCCCCAGAATGTTTGCCATCCTGTACATATGTATCTGGTTGTTGTTTCGTTCCATACTATACTTGAGAAGTATGTTCCCGCTGTTACACTTGGTCCTCCGTTTAAGCTTATGCTAAAGCTGTTTGGTTGATCTCCTCCGAATCCTACTTCGAGTTGTTCTGTTCCGTTTATTGTTATGGTTGCTGGTCCCACTGCTATGTCTTGTACTTGTGTTCCTGCTTGATTTAGTCCCGCGTATGCTACTTGAGTGAAGTCATTGCTTCCTGTGTGTATTACGTATGCGTTATCTTCTTGTTTGTTTGCATAGTAGTTTTTGAATATGTCCCAGTATGCTAGGTATGGTACTGCGTTGAATTCTCTTGTTGCTGTTCTTCCTAGTCCTGTTGCCTTTCCTATTCCGCTTATTCCTAGATATTTATGTATGCAGCTTGATTCTACTTGTTTTGCTGTGTTTTCTGGTTCTAGTGATCCTTTTATTGCTACTTGTGGTAGTTTTATTTCTGTCATATTGTTCCCTACGTTTAACGCGTTCATTGTTAATTGTGCGTTGTAGAGTCTCATCGGTACTTGGAATACGTCTAGTTGTACTTTATAGCTTCCGAATAGTGGCCCTATTGTTGGTAGTGTTACTACTTCTGCTGCTAAGTCTATTTCGAAGCTGTCTCCTGGTAGTGCTGTTAAGTTCATGAATGGTACTAGTGTACCTGCGCTCATGCTACTCCTCCAGTTGCTACTTAGGTCATGTGTTGACCTGTTGTATGTTTTCATACTTACTTCGGCTTTTCCTCCTGAGCCGAGTCTTTCTCCTCCTATTGTTGTTTTCATTGTTCTTTTTTATTTTCTGTTATTAGTATGGATACTATTGTTGCTATTGTATCCCAGTTTGGTGTTTTTAGATATTTTTTTACTGCTGCTTTTGTTTTCATTTTTTCCGTCACTCTGTATTGCCCCAGTGTTCCGAAGCTTTCCTTTTCTATTGTTACTATTTCGAATGGTGTACCTTCCATTTTTTCTTTTTGTATTAGTTCCGTGTTTTTCTTTTTGTCTACTTTCATATTTCTAATTTATATTGTGTATTCAGGCATTGAAGTTTTGTTCTTATTTCGCCTGTTTCTTTTAGTACGTAGTTGTATATTTTCCATTTCTCCTGGAACACATTAATTCTTATTGTTCCGCATATTTTGCACTCTTCGTCTCCTTCTTTATTTATTGCCCATTTATGTCTTCTTTTTTCCGATTTCTCCATCTTGATTAAGGTCCATTTTTAGTGCTCTTTCCACTGCGTTTATGATTGCTTCTAGTAGTCTTTCTACTGCTCCCGCTATAATTTTGTCTAGTAGTTCTTTTAGCATGTTCATTTTTTTATGTTGTTTGTACTGTGATTGTGTTCTCTTCTGTTTCTTCAAGTATTTTGTGTATCCTTTGTAGGTCTTTTTTGCTAACCAGTATGCACCCTCTACTATGGTTACTCCTTGTTCCCACGTGTACTTTGATTTCGCTTCTTCCGGTAATTCCATATAGTTCCCATAGTTTTCCTTTGAATTTTGGACTGTATTCGTATTTGATTGGGTATTTTCCATCGGGGAATTTGTATAGTGTGTTTTCTAGTGTTTGTGCTATTACTATTTGTTTTAGTTTGCTTTTTTCGTATTTCTGTATTATTAATGTTCCAGTTTGTACGTTTGTTCCGAAGCAATTCTCTGTTGCTTTTCTGTTTAGGTTTATGTCTATTTTTACGTGTCCCATAATTAATATTAAGTTAACTTCTTGATTTCTATATCCCCTACCCCACCGAGAGGGGGGTATTTTCTTTTTATTTTTCGTCTAATTTAGTCTTTTTTTTCTAAATGACTTTTTAGGGTGCCTTTTAAGGGCTTAGCGACTAGCGAAGCTGCGTAGCACCGAGCTTTTAGCGAGTTTTTACTATTTTAGGTATTTTCCTTGTTTTAACATCCTCGTTTGGTTCTCATAGTATTTTTTTTCCCAATTTATTGCGTCGTCTCCGTATCCTAATCTCTTGTTTTTTTCTCTTTCTTCCTTTAGTATTTTGTAGTATTCTTCGTATCCTTCACTTACGTCTATTTTTTTTCCGTTTATGAATCGTTCTTCTTTGTCTAGTTTTTCTAGCCATAGCTTTTCTCTTTCTTCTTCTGTGTATATTTTATTCCTGTAGTATACTGGCAGTGCCAGTTTTGTTCCTGTTTTCGTTGTATATGTTTCTTTTGTTTCTCCTGGTGTATATTTATTTTTTTTGCTGTCTTTTCTTTTTGTATAGCTACTTCCGATCCCTGGACTTGTTAGTATTTTACTTTGGTAGTTTGGATGTTTTTTGTCTGATTTACTTACATATTTTACTATGTAGTTGATTGTTTTTTCGTTTACGTATTCTCCTATATATACGTGTCCATATTTCCATATTTCTCTTATTGTTTCTTCTGTTTCATTTGTGAACAGTATCCCGTGTATATGTATTCGTTCCGTATTTGTTTGTCCTAGTTCTGTTATGAACCAGTGTTTTACTGATTTTTTGTACTTTTTTCTCCATCTTTCTAGGAATCTCCTTGTTCCTATTGTTGCTATTTCGTTGTCTCTGTTATATCCTGTTAGTCCGTTACTTGCTTTTGTTGTTAGTTTGTTTATTTTGTCTTTGTTGTTGTCTATTGCTTTTGATAGTTCTTTTAGGCTTTCGTTGCTGAAGCTGAATGTTATGAATTTTCCTTTTTTATTTGTCCTGATTTCTTCTCCCAGTCTTACTGCCCATTCTCTTCCTTTTTTCTTTCTGCATTCCATGCATTTACCACATCCCACAGGTACGAATTGTACCCGTGGGTCCGTCATTTGTGGTATTTTTCCTCCGTTTGTTTTATTTGCTGTGTATTTTTTGTTTTGTATCACTTTTGGATATAAACACATGTTTTATTTTTTATCAGGCTTTAGCCATTTTTGAATTTTTGTTCCGACTTTCTTTAATACTTTTCCTACTGGTATTATGTCGAATATTAGTTCTCCTGTTTTTAGTGAGTTACTCCACATCATATCTATGTCCTTCCTTTCTAGGTCCCATTCTCCTAGCTCTTTTTTTAGTTGTACCTCTTTTTGTTTGATGTCTAATCCTGCCCATCCTTGAAGTACGTCGTTTTTGACTTTTATTTTTTGTTCTTTTGTTAGGTTTGTTTTAGCTCTTGTTAGGTCATTTATTAATCCTGCCCCTACTGCCTCTCGTGCGAATTTTACCACTTTCCATTCCTTCGTTTCTTCGTCTACGTGTGTTCTGATTAATTCTTGTTTTAAGTTTTCACCTAGTATTCCTACTTCTTTTTTGAATTGATCATATTTTAGTTCGAGTGTTCCTGATGCTAGTTGTCTGTCTAATTCTAGTATTGAATTGGTTATTCCTTGACCTGTGTTTTGTAATTTTTGTCCTTCTGTTTTGTCTCCTGCTGTTAGATCTGCTTCACTTTGGTTTTTATTTGCTGTTGCGTCATTTAGTTTG